ATTTTGTCCGTGATAGTCATAAAGCAGATGACCTCCGAATCATCCATGAGCTTCTTTTTATACTCACGTGAGAAAGCAATCATTTTACCTTCGTCGTTAAAGAACGGGTATAGCTTATCACCTCTGAATGGAGACCATAACACGCTTTTCAGTTTCTTGGTGGGCTTGACCTTGCCACCGAACGTAGTCTTAACTTTCTTCCAAAACTTTGCCCAAAACGAATCATCATCGGTAACATACCAATATTCTGCCGCTTCTTGTTCGGAGAGCCAGGCACGGACAATCTTCTTGTTTTGGTATTTGATTTTGTTGGATTTAAATACAGCCTTTACCGCATCCAGCAGCTTCTTTTCATCATCATCAGTCGGAGTGCAATCCATAGACGGTTCTGTGCCGACCGTGAAAGCAGTTTGAATATTCACTATATCTTGTTCCAATGGAATGGAAATACGGTTCACCGGTTCAGTCTTATACTTTGCTTCGATTTCATAAGTCTTACCAGTTTTTTCATCGAAGTGTTTCTCAGCTTCTTTTTCAAGAACCTTTCTGTCCGGATATTTCTTTTTGTCAACCATGATTTCATGTCGTTCCGGATTCCAATCATCCCAAAGTTTGCAACGGTCGGGAAGTTCAGTCTTCCTACCTTTCTTCAGGTAGTTTATCTTCTGCCCGATGTCAGGCAATGCTAATATTTCTTCTAAATTCAATGGCATAGCTTATATTTTTAATGTGTGAATATTCCTGTTAAATCTTTCGGCTTCTGAATCTTACCAAGAAGCTCACCCAATACATAGTAACGTACAGCATCTATTCCGTGATTGTCATGGTCTTCCGGTTCGTTGATATAGTTCCCGTCCTTATCCTTTGCCCAAACATACTTTCTGAACTCGCTTTGCAAGTTGTACGAGCTTTTGGTTATATAAATCTCCATATCTTTCATTTTGTCAATTCCGGCATTGATAGAGCCTGCACCTTTCTCTACGGCATATATCTTGATTCCTCCGTTGTGTATCTCTTGAATCAAACGTGGATTTGCGCTGTCAGCAATGACTTTCAATCCCCACGGGCGAAGAGTCTTGATGATGTCAGAAGAAAGCAATCCAGTACGGTAATCCACTTCATCCAAGTAAAGGGCGTTATCAACGATACCACAACGAATGGAAGCAGACGGGTCATGCGTATAACCGAAGTCTTGCCCGAAAGCAATTTTCTTTGCCCAAGCCGGGAACTCGTCAACAATTCCCCACTTCTTGAACACTGCACCTTCAGCAACGTCAGCCCAGCGGCCGATAACCACATGAGCATATTTTTCGGGATTATTTACCTTCATATCCTCCACCTCTTTCAGAAACTCCGGGGAAAGATTCTCCAAGTTATCAAAATACGTGGTATGGATATGAAGTACATTCGGATGAGTGGAAATCTGAACCTGCACACCGTCAATCTCTACCAGCTTGTGAGTTTTCTCAATGTATTTTTTGTAGATGAAGTGATTGGAATCGCACGGATTCATTATAATGATAATCCGGTTCTGAATACCCTTCTTGCGAATGGAGAGCATTATCTTGTCGAACTCATCTTCGCTTGTCCACTCTTCCGCTTCATCGCAGACAAAAGTCGTAATGCCTTGAATGGATTTCAGTTTTGCTGTCTGGTTTCCGGAAGAAGTCTTGATACCCCGAAACATGATACGGCTCTTAGTCATCTTATTGACTATGTCCGTCTTTGTGGTCTTGAAATATTTCGTGGTACCGTCCAAATCTATCTTCTCCATCATTTCGGGGATGATAGACATACCGGCAGAAACCATCGTGTAACGGGTGTAAAGAATCTGATGAACTATTTTCTCTACGGGAGTCATTTCAAAAGTCAACCGCTCAATAAAGGTAGAAGCATTGAAAGACTTTCCCGAACCACGCCCACCGGTAATAAGAATTATAAATTTTTCCTTATCCTCGTATAATGGATGGTAAATTTCTTGAGGTACTATCATTTCATCTTGTCTTTAATCCAAGAATCAATGTTAATGCCATGCTCTATGTCTGTTGGAATATCAGCGTCTTCATCTTGTTTGCGCTCAATCTTTCTCCAATCTTCATCATGGTGGTACAGCCAAACGGACATTGCTTGCAAATTAGGAGCCAACTCGCTTTCGCTTACTTGTAATTCATCTTCGCCCGTCAAATTCCCTTCTGAATCACGGAGCTTTCTTACCACGGTGCTTTTGGTTTTTATGCCACCGAGAGCCATTGCAAGGAATTTAGCCCTTACAGTGGCATTGATTGTCGCGCGCCCACGCGCTAAGACTTCGGATATTTCGGTGTACTCACTTTTCTTTTCGCAGAATGTTTGAGGCAAAATCCCTATGGCATAAGCAATTTCCTTGTCAGTGAATCCCTTTTTGGCATACGATTCCACGAGAGAAAGAAATTCCTCGCTTGTATAATCAAACTTAGGCTTTCTTCCTCCTTTACCTTTTCTATTTTGAGATTCACTATTGCTCATAATTTTAACCGTTATTGTTACCCATATAGACACGGCGAGAAATTGGCTTGTTTCCATAGACATCAACTCCTCTTTTTGAGAAATAGCTATCTATTTTCTCAGCATATCTTCCCATTATGGATTTCGTTCTATCCCTTATGTTTCTTTGTCTTGCAGAACCTAACCCGTATTGTCTTCCAGCGTTGTACATTATTCGTCTGGACTGCTGATATAACTGGCTATATGTTTTCTTTCTAACTCAGCTTTCCTCCCAATAATTAATCTATTCTTTCTACTTGTTCATCAAAAACTTCTCCCTTTATAAACTTCATATCTGGTTCATACCCGAACCTTTCGCAGAAAGCGGCTTTAGCTTCATAGGTATCGAAGGACAACATCACATAGGCATCCATGTTCTCAGCTTGCTTCTGTGCGTTTTCTTTCACCTGATGCTTGACCTCTTTCATGTGGGCTACCTTTTCAGCACGTTCCAACTGTTTGGCGGCTTTATCGGCTTCTTTTTGTTCTGTTACAGGCGACATCATGCTTTCCAGTTCGTCAGCAATGGAGCTTTCTTCTTCGGTCTGCAAAAGAAAATCAACCCCAATCATATTCAAGTCGGCATCCGTCAATCCTGCATCTTTCCAGTCAATATCAGGAACAATACGGGCAAGAGCGTCAAAATCCCAAGAACCTTGTGCATTAGGGTTGTTCATTAGAATATTCAACTCCTTTTCCTGCTGTT